AATCTCAGGGATAATATTTGTTCGATTCATCCCCTAGACTAAAGATCTAGGGGATTTCTCTCACGAAATCCGTTAAAATTGGTAAAGAATTCATATCATTATTTCGTGAACAATGCATTACAAGTGATATTGGGAGCCAGAGTGGATTGTCGATTGCATCCTCACTATCAAATGTAATCCCGTTAGTTCAAACAGGATCATTCAAAGAAGCAGCAGTTGTATTATCAACTGTTACTAGAAATGATTTTTTGACGGACGAATTACTGAACAAATACATGTATATGTTACTAGCTGCGGATATTATCACATATCTGAAATAGATTTTATAAACTATATGTAAACACTTTTTCACAGGAAGTATAATGACCCTCGCCAAATTAGTAGAACAGCAGGTATCTAGATCAGAGAACTTGAATTCGACGGCAATATCCAGTCTGTTGCAAAAAAACAAAGTAACGGTTGAGTCAGCCAAGTTTAATCAAAGATACAAAGATGAGATCATGTACGATCTCGGTCGTGTGAATCGCTGTTAAACAAGTACATTGAGGGGAGACAAAAAGCGACTCGAATGAGTCGCTTTTCGTATTTGCTATTGGATATTATTATTTATCAGTTGTCATTTGGCCATCGTAATCAGATTTCGTGATAGGATCAGAACCAATTGCAGATGCTGTAGAATTCAGGGTCCAACCTTGTTTCTGAAATGCGTTAATGATATCATTTACATTCATTTCTACCTTATCATTTACTTCCTTCTTAACACTGTCATTATCCTTTCCATCATGGCGTTCGACTTCATCATATTCCATGCGATTGTAATTTCGATTGTTCGGACGACCCGGAGTACCATATAGTGGATCTTCAGGGATGAACTCATCCTGAATCTCAGCCAATTTATGATAGTCATGATTCTGGAATTGCTTGTATGCACGTTCCTTGAAATCATCACTTTGTTTACCTACGTCACCGATACGTTCAACGTTACGTTGAACATCAGACCAGAAATCTCGGTGTTCATGTCTGATTAAGAAATTATTGTTTGAAAAGATCGACATAATGTTACCAATAGTACTTTTCTATAGTTTATACAAAGCACTATTTCAACTGTTCAATCTTCTCAGCATATGCAGCAAGGGCTTTCACAATGGGAGTTCCAACCTTTTTCAACTGAGGAGCAAGTCTCTCATGAGTGGTGGGAATCCAGTACTCAACATCTCGGAGAACTTTGATTGCATCCTGAATCGATTTAATTGCAACACCGATTGCATACACTTCATTATCGCTACCAGCGGATGTACTTCTATCAACCGAGTTAAATGCATCAAGGGCACCTGACATAAGTTCTACATTTTTACCAGCAGTTCGGTATCCGGGTTCCTGAGATGCTTCATACATCTGCTGTTGAAACTGTTGTTGTGGGTTCCGTTGCTGATTTGAGAAATTCTGGATATTATCCACATCAACAAATCCCTGATTGATTGGTCGATACTGTTGCTGTTTTGGATTAGCGTATGGATTAGCGTATGGATTATGTCCTCCCCTACCTTGTGGTATATATGGCATATCACCACCATCGATCATAGGATCGTATTCAACTTGAGAAAGGTCAGCGTCATATACAGGTTGTGCGGCTTCTTCCATATAAGAAGCGTTTGGGTCGAAAGTAATTTTCTTTTTGGCCATTTTATGGTACTCCTAATTTACCAGAGTTTATACATAAAATATGTTTTTGAATTCATACATATAAAAAAAGAACCTTGGGCTAAGCCCAAGGTTCAGAGAAATGAAGACTAAAACTAACTTGCAACTAGTGAGAATCAACTTATACGTTGATGTCTCCTGTATCACCCTGAGGAGTGAGACATGCGTCAGTTGCGGAGTTATGGATACCACCAAGGTCCTGAGGCAGGTTAGGGTCATAAGTAGCACCGCTAACTTCCCAAGGATAAACCTCAGCAGCACTGTTGATGCCAAGGATAGCACTGTTGATGTTAGCGAATTCAACCTTGCGGTAGAACTGACCTGCACCAAGCAAGTTAGCTACGATAGCGTAACGGCTCTTAACGATCAAACGTGGAGATCCATCTTCCTGTCCAGCAGTCTTAGTGAAGATGTAAGGGATGTAAGGCATGAAGATGATACCAGATTCACCCTGACGAGGACCCTTATAACCAACGAGGGCATAAGATTCTTCAGCATAGATGTCACGATATACCTTGATACCACCACCGAGCAATACACCAGCTTCTGCAACACCGCCTCCGGGCTGAGTGTTCATGTCAGATTGCATGTAAGTAGGGATGTAAATACCGTTGTTCAGAGTAGAGATTGCAGCAACAACGTCAGGGGAGCAAATTGCGAAGTTTGCAGAACCCATACGAGAAGTAACAGCGATCTTCTGAGCTACAGCCAAGATAGTGTTAACGATACCACCAGCGATACGTTCAGCAGCCCAACGACCATCAACTGGAGCGAGGGTAGAAGCCAAATTAACTGGGATAGCGGTTTCACCACCGAGACCAACAGCGGTAGCAGCAAACTTCATTGCAGCCAAGATTTCACGGTCAATTTCCTGTTGGATTTCGAACTGAAGAGCTTCAAGAAGAAGAGCTTCGATGTCCTGACCATGAGCGGCAGCAAGGTCTTGCTGAAGTTCAAGAGTGTAGTGAGACTTGATGGCACGAGTACCAACAATCACAGAACCTTTAATAACTTTGATAGAAGCTCTCTTGATACGGTTTCCACCAACGGTTGTGCCGTCAGTTTCGAAAGTATTCAGAGTAGTTCCATTTTCCGTGTAGTTAGAAAGGAATTCACCTTCGGCGGTAGACCAAGGTGCACCAGTTCCGGGTTGAGCACCAGTGTGGTCGGTGTCAAGGTCGAAACCAATTTCTTTCTTCTGTCCATTACGGAAAGTACCAGCCTTTGTAGTGCCGTCATAAAGATAACGGAGAGCAAAGTAGATACCCTGTGGAGTGGTGGTAGGGATAACAGCAACAGTGTTCATCGCAAGCAGTTCAGGGAACTGACGGCGAATCAAAGGAAGTGCATACTGTTGGTAAACTTCTACGTCACCAGTAACGTTTGCAGATTCAGGAAGGAAGCCCTTGTTCAATCTAACTTGGTTTTCCAAAACAGTTGCCATAACAGATGCCTGTGTCTGGCTCTTGATTGGAGCACCGATGTCAGATTCGAGCACAGGTGCCCACTTCTGGATCAAGCTTTTTCTTTGTACCTTTTTCATTTTCGATATACCTCGTAATAGCAAGTGCTATCATTAGTCTTCATATAGTGTTTATAGCCGAATTTCCGCTATTTTTATGAATATCCGGTAATCTGCATTGAAAATGAAAAAAGGGCACTTTTGGTGCCCATATGTGTATGTAATATAGAATTTTGGTTATTAATTGGCGATTATTTGTAATTTTCGATAATTCTATGAATTATCAATCCTTACTGGAAATTATATCCGAAATCACGGAACTCAGCAATCTTATTCATTGTTTCAATAGCTTCACTATCGACACCAGCACCATAAGATTCAGTTAGTGCAACCGAATTATCAAGATCAGCCTGAGTTACGTTAGGCGAAGAAGCCGCACGTTGTGACTTCAGTCCACGACCAAGACTCTCGAATACTTCACTTCCCTTTGGGACACGTCTACCTTCATCGATTTCAGCCAGTGCATCACGAACCTGATCCAGATTGAGATCACCTGTGTAATTATCGCCTTCAACCGAATCAGCAACCAAATCAGTGAAATCACCACTAAGGAATGCTTGAATCGCTTCGTCATCAATTTCACGGATGTCTTTATCTTTGAAAGTTTCGATAGCAAGATCAACCACTTCAGGCTTCATCCCATGAAGTTTAGTGTAGATAAGATTTTTCTTCATCTCATCATCCAATTGATCCTTGATCGCTTCACGATCTTCGTAAGACTGTTCGAGCTTTTCATCCGCTTTCTTGAGCTTTTCTCTAAGCTCCTTAGTCTTTTCAGTTGTAGTGATACCTGCACCTTCAAGAAGATTTGCAATATCCTTCACAATGTTATACAGTTTCTGATTGACCAGATTCCCTGTATTCGCACGAGCACTTTCAACAACCACGTTACTAACTTGCTTATCGAACTTATCTGTGAGGTTCTGAACCAATTCTTCGAACTTACGTGCATTATCAGACTCGATGGATTCCAACTTGGCATCCATTGATTCATTAATCGATTTTTCAATTGAGGAAATCGCTTCGGGCGACAGAGCCTTCAATTGTTCGTCAGAAACCACACCTTTTAATTTGAATCCCATCGTTTACTCCTTAAAGGTCGCCACTGCGTCTCATGTCAGTGATGCAGCTTTCGAATGCAACCTTGTCAAATTTCTTGAACCCAACCATGACATCACGGTTATAAAGCATTTCTCTTCTAGCAATGTTAACGGATTCGGTGAGAATCTTTGCACTGGTAGACATGAGGGCTTCATACTTAGGCTTAATCAAAGCCTTGTCATCGAAAGATGGGTTACCAACAATATCAATAGTAATCAGTCGATAGTCATCAGCCACTTCATAGTAACCCATACCAGTATCGATTACAGAACCAGCACCACGCAAAGAATATCCGGGGACATATCCAGCTTTGATAAGAGCTGCGATAGCCTGACCCGCTGGATGATCCTCAACGATAACCATCTTACAGTAAAGGTTCTTTCCTTCGAATCGAAGTTCTTCAATCAGAGCACATGTCTTCATGAGATTCATTTCGAATACAGAATAATCCTTACCTTCACCTTCTGGAGTCAGACGTGGATGGTTAAGTTCGGCAGCAGCACGACCCGTCTTCACGAATTTCTCATTGAATCTAGCTACTTCAGCTTTCAATATATTCAATGGATACGAACGACCATTAATCCCCGGAATGTCACAAACGATTGCAATACCTTCTACTTTCAGACGTTTTACTTTCTTACCAGCAAGGTCAATAGCATCTTCGTACATCACGGAGGTCTTAAATTCAATTTCTTCCTGAAGAAGATTTCCGATTGGCTTAGACATTTGTCTCCCCCTTAAAACTTTCGGTAATAATATCCATGATATCATCTTCCTTTTCAGGAATAATACTTTCAGTCAACTCTCGTACTAAATTCTTAACACGAGTTTCATCATTAGCCATGAGACCGCTAACTAAAGCTTTGATCCGTTTTTTATTATTACTCTTCATATATCCTAAGTTTATAATTTATCGAAAAATTACTACTCATCTTCCTCAGCAAGCTTTCTCTCGGTTCGGATCTGCTCACGAATCTGCACTATTTCAGCATCACTTAGCTTCAATCCTTTACGTAAAGCGTATTCAACTGACAGTACACCACCTACATTTTCTTCGGTTTTAACATTCTTCATAATCTTGTCGAATGTATCGAGGTTGGTATTCATGACCTCAGCATCAATGAAGTTCTGGAAAGCGTTTGCCTTATTGAATATTATACCGAAATTTTCTTCAAGCTTAATGTCATCAGAAATTTCAGGCATTGTGTTCAATACCATGACGAACAATCGAGTAAGAATTTCATCTAAAGGAATCTGGTAACGTTGCACCATACGAGCAAAGGCGATTTCTGCTTGAGTTACTTCCCCGATCTTACCGTTACTGAAATTCTCACCATCGCCCTGCAATGCAGTAATACGACCCGGAGGAACCATCATAGCATTTACAAGGTTACGCTTGAAATACTTAAGATCTTCGATGTTTCCAATGTTATCACCGCTATCTAGACGCTGAATATCGGAACCTTGGCTCTGACTGCTAGTTGAAATGAAGAAATGTTCACCCAGACCAATCACACGCCCAGCATTGGTGATTTCACCTGTTGCTGTATTATAGTCAACACGACGAGAGAAAATCTTTGCTTGGTCTTTCATGTGCTTTTCAGCTTTAGGCTTAGGCATAAGACCAGTATCGATCTTGAAAATGAGTTTCTCACTACCCCATTGGATACGATACATCGTAATGGAGTCTTCGATTGCATTCAACTGATTGAATGCCTTCACAGCGAATTCAAGAGGGGAACGAGGGTCATTGATATTACCCGGACCAAACATGTCAAGATCTGCATATAGAATCTGATTGGGAGAGAAATCGATGTAGTTCTTACCACCAGTCTGTGTAGCAGAAGTATATACACCTTCCAGCATCTGACGGTATCCAACAATCAATCCATCCTGAACAACAATAATCATGTTCTGTGACGGAAGCACATTCACACCAACAATTTTATTTTCGGCTTCACTGTAAACTACTTCAAGGAACAAACGTCCTTCTATGAGAAGTCTACGCATAAGTTTCCAGCCAGATTTATCGAAGTTCAAAATTCGTTTCAGAACTTCACGTCTGAATGTTCTATGTAGACGAAGTCTAACAGATTCACCGATTTCAGCATCTTGGTCAACACGTAGCGAACAGATTTCACCTAAATCATCTTTGTATATACCTTCATCGCAAATCTGGTTGAGTGCTTCTGATACTTCGGAGCGACCAGCGATTCGGTAATACTTCATTACACGTTCACGATTCTTTTTCCAGTAAAGGTGAACTTGGTTTTCGGCAGTAACTTCAACTGCTCGGTTTGGATCTACGTTAGACGGATTGACTCCGAGTGTAGGAGCAAACGAACTATAACCATCAGGAGATAAACCATTGGGATATGATAACTGAGCACTACCCTGACCAATAATATTGCGGGATATTTCTACTTGACGATCAGTTTCATCCCTGTTGAACATCCTGTCGAAAACAGGACCCTTAGGGTTAGCAAGTCCGTAATCTCTTGCTCGTGTCAATATTCGGGTAGCTAACGTATCCTTTTCGGTCTTTTTCTCAATTAACATTTAGATATCCAATATGTACTTTATAACATAGTTTATATACTACGCCTTACTAAGCACATTTTTCTACCTAAAAATTATTTTAATACTTCGAGATTTGCCGCATTTTTGGCGATTTCCTGACCTACTTTCAACAACGCAGATGCATTCCTATAATTATCCAAACTGAGTAAACCACGTTCCATTTCAGGGTCTAATACTTCAATGCGGATATTTGGCGTAATCGGAGAATTAAGAGCGGCTCGTTTTAGTTCATTCGCAGCTCGAATTTCTTTCGGAAGATAAATCTTGATAATCTGATCGATGTTATTCCACTTCGATACCGATTCATAATCACCTTCTTTATAGAATCCCTGACCACATCCTAGATTGAGAATATATCGATCATCTTCACCCCAACCAAGTTTCGGAGTCTCAATTGCCGCTGATACAGAAGTGCTATTAAACAGACCCATCGCACCATCAGTATAAACCGCATTATGTTTAGGATCATTACATTTACCAAAATACGTGATAGCGGCCATTGAGTACAACACAACGTCAACTAGATTTCGATCAGCGTACCGATCTTGCCATGAAGTAAAAAATTCGTATTTTTTCTTAATTGCATCATAGGCAGCACACATGAACTTGGTCTGATTGATATCAGTGATACAAGTATCTGCTCCATAATTATCAATAAGATGTCGCTCGATATATTCTATATAGTACTTTGGTTTGGTTATGTATTGCCACGGTCTGAACCACCGAATACGCTTGGTGAAAATCTCTTCACCATAGACCATATACAGATCCAACATGACTTGAGCAGGAATACCGAGTGCAAGTCCCGCACCTAAAATTGTTCCAGTTGATGTTCCCGAAATTATGTCGAATAACTCGTTTATCTTTTTACCCGTCTGGCGTTCTATTTCAACACACACAGCAGCGGGTATTATTCCTTTTATTCCACCTCCATCGATACAAAGGATTCTACGTTTCATAATAAATTACCA